AACAACCGTTATTGAGGCTAAGGTAGTATTGCTGCTGTTGGTGTTTTGGATTTTGGTTTTGGGAGTAGTAGTATTAATAGGGGTTAAATTTGGACCCTCTAGATTTGTCTGGAGATCCGAAAAGGGTACCTCAAGGTTCGGGTGGGGGGTCAAATTTGGACCCTCTAGATTTTCGGAGGCATCAACGATCCCCATTTTTAACATCAAGTAATTGTAAGCATCTTCTCTCCCCGGTTTACTCGCTTGGGCCATTGTTAGTTCCCAAAACCAAGGAGTGAGTTTGAAGATCGCGCCATGTTTATTAGAGGAAGGATTGGATTCGTAAATAAGGTTTAGTTTCTTTAAATGACGCAAATCTCTCTTAATGCTAGTTTTTGAGGCGCCGGTGTTAACGGCCATTGTCTCATTGGCCATAGGCCGTTTTAAGGGAGAATTATGAAACTCTAAGATGTATTCAAGAGTGAAACGTTGCCCTCTCGAGATGATTCGATTGGCGCTTAATTGTCTGAAAAAGTTTGGAACTTGGGTGAAACCTAGACATAGTTTTTGCGTAGCTGTATTGTCGTTCACGTGAAGTCCTTTTTGCGCTCGAAGCTTCCCTACTAATAAAAGAAAGAGCTTCGGGCCAATTTAAAAGATTAAATAATAGCTCGTCTAAATCTCTTATATTGGCCTAAACGAAATAGTCCAGACAAATCTTTTTAAAAAAAATAATAAATCTTTCAAAAATCAACCAACAGATGTAAACCTTTTCCTACGGAGGTTCTATATGATTTTCGATTCAACAAAACTTAGAAGACATTTGAAGATGCTAGGGATCAAGCATAAAGCGTTAGCAGACATGATAGGCGCCTCTGGCGCAATGCTCTCCAATTTCATGAGAGGGAAGCTTGCCTACCCCCAAACCTATATTACAAAGATTGCGGAAGTACTCAACTTGGATCAAAAGGCCTTATTCTCAGGCAAGGTTGTTATCCTTAAAGGAAAAAAGTGAAAAGGTCTGATTCGACTGTCGAACTTTCCAAGGCCCTCGCGGCCACATGGACGGAGCTCGAGGATCCCACCAAGTCTTCCTCTAATCCCCACTTTAAAAGCTCGTACGCGGACTTGTCGCAAGTCCTCTTAGCAGTAAGACCTGTGTTGGCCAAAAACGGTCTATCGGTCGCACAAGGCCCTACACGGGTAGAGGGATGGCTAGTGCTGTCTACTCAGCTGCTCCATTCGTCAGGCGAGTATCTAGAGACAGAGACGCCCCTACTTATGGAGAGTGCTCGGGGGCAGACGATGCAAGCGTTGGGGTCAGCGATAACCTATGCTCGTCGCTATGCCCTCCAAGCGATCATCGGCTCCGCTGGGAAGGGAGACGACGACGACGGCAACAAGGCAACTCCTGCAAAAAGCATGCCGAAGATCATTGGCCCGCCGGTCGGCCTAAGCATGGACGACAAAATTAGAACTGAGTTCTCTCGGCTCATCAAGAGGGGGGAGAGTCAGCAAGACCTCATCCAGGAGATCGACCAAGTCGTCCAGACTGCATCGCTCGGAGATAGGGGCGTCGACGATCCCAAACAGATCCTTGCCCTTCCAGAAGAATTAAAAGAGCTGGTTCTCAATCACCTAAAGGAAAAATAAGAAGATGTGCTAAGCTTTGATATATTTTGCCAAGGGGTAGCAAGTGATCAAAGGTCTTAGCGACGAAGAGCGAATGGCATTTATCATAAACTTAGCGACAATCAACGGCCGTGTTGAGGCGCTTATAGCAGTGAAAGAGCTGGCAGCAATGAATGTGTACTTAGATCAGAATATTACAACCGCTGTAATCGCGGAAGCAGTGACCCGGCTGCTGCCTCCAGAATCGTTCGAGCGAGTGTATGGTGTAAGGATGGAGAGTTAAGATGAGCAAAGAAGTTATCCCTCCGAAGCAGCAGATAGTAAATTTGCTAATCTTATTTGCATATACCTTCGGGGGTATTATGTTTTGTTTTGCCGCTATAGTTTTAGTTATGAAGTGTTATCAGTATTTGCTAACGATGTGAAAAAGGGGGAATCTCTTCCCCCTTAGCATTTGTTAGAGAAATTCCTAGTCGGGTAAGTTCTCAACTTCTTGCAACGGATGGCAACGCTTGCCGAATTCCATTCTCCCAATTCCAACAAACCTTCGTCAATAAAATAAATCTCGAGTAAAGTCAGTCTTTTTTAGCAAAGAGTTACAAGGAGTAGTAATTTCGTGAAAAAGTTGAGATTATCAGCGAAAAAGAGGTCGACAATGGATTGCCCTACCTTAGAAGTTTTCGTGGTCAAAGAGAAGACGATTGAGCGGGCGATCCTGGACTACTTAACCGCTCGCTCGATCTTCTGCTTTAAGGTCAACAACACTGGGATATGGGACCCTCATCGCAAAGTTTTCAGACTCGCAAAAAGCCAATACATCATCAAAGGCGTCGCTGATATCATCGGGATATTCGGGGGGAGGATGCTAGCGATAGAGGTAAAAACTCCCCAGCGAAGGAGGGCGCTATCGGAAGCTCAAAAGGCATTTCTGGACACCGTCCGTCTCCAAGGAGGAATCTCGATTCTCGCCACCAGCATCGAGGATGTAGCAAACGCGCTAGAAGAATACGAGGTTTAAAGAAAATGATGGATGCTCAAGCTCTCACAAAAGACTACGAAGACAAAATAAACCAATTGCTAACAGCTATTACCAAGCGGCAGAAAGAGAATCTACAAGTCGCCGTCGAGCAAAATCATCTGCATGTGAATTTGCTTTTACTCAAACAGATCAATCCTCAAAGTGCTGTCTTGTTAGAGTTTAGACAAAACTTCCCCACCTACAAGATCTAACTATCCCCAAAATTCATAAGCGAAAGTACAGGCCTAAGTTTTTAAAATGAGCTATAAAGATTTATTAAACCCAGGCCAGAGAGGAATATGGCGAAAGAAAAAAAGGGCACCGACGTTCCAAGGAAATTCCATAAGTACAAAACAGAGTATGCTCAAATGCTTTATAATCATTTATGTGAAGGGAATTCTTTTAAATCATTTACTGATCTTGTCGATATAACAGAGAAAGCACTGCATGGATGGAAGAAAAGATACCGTGATTTTGGGGATGCTTATACCAATGCCAAAAGGGATTCCGGCGATAATTGGAACTCAAAGGTTTGTGTCGGAATGAAGTCGAAATACAAAACAGATTATGCCCAAATGATGCACAATCATCTCAAAGAAGGATTTTCATTTAAATCTTTTGCACGCAGAATAAACACTACTGCGAAAACTCTCCATCAGTGGAGGCATGACCATCCCGACTTTAGCGATGCCTACGACCTTGCAAGGACAGCGACCGAAGGGTGGTGGGATGACTTAGGGAGAACTCACGCACTCTCCAATGCCAATGCGTGGAAAGCAAACGTTGAGATGCGGTTTGGTCACAGTGCTTATAGGCCTAGTGAGCCACCAGAAGATGATGAACGAGAGGGAGAATTAAGTGAACCAACGGAGCAAGTTCGGGAACCTCATTTCGTCTCATCCGGGGCAGATCGAGATATGGAAGAACAAAGCTAGATTTAAAGCGATCTGTTGTGGAAGGCGCTGGGGCAAAACATTCTATATATTAGAGCGATTAACTTACTTATCGAGAAACACTAAGCACTTGTATTGGTACATCGCCCCTACGTATGGAATGGCAAAAGAGTTGTTATGGGGACCGATCAAAGAGCGATGGGATCAGCTCGGCTGGAAGTATGATAAGGATGAAGCGCGCATGGTTATTAAGCGCCAATCTACGGGTTGTACCATAGCTCTAAAGTCTGCTGAGAAAGAGCGTTCCCTTAGAGGCAAGGGGCTTAACGGCGTCTTCTTCGATGAGTTCTCTGATATTAAGAAAGTGATATGGACGCACGCTATTCGCCCAGCACTCTCCGACAAGCTCGGTTTTGCTGAATTCCTCGGCACGCCTAAGGGCATGAACCACTTCTATGACCTCTTCTGTGATGCTAAGGTGCGAGCAGACTGGGCAACGTTCCAGTTTACTACTCTCCAGTCGCCATTCTTTCAGACGAGTGCAGGGCAAGCAGAGATCGTAACCGCTATGCAAGACTTAGACTCTAAGACCTTTAGGCAAGAGTACGAAGCAAGCTTTGAGAACTTCGGGGGACTTATTATGTATGCCTTCGACCGCGGCAAGTTTAACACCGATTATAGCTACAACCCGGAGCTCCCTATATACATAGGGCAGGACTTTAACCGGAACCCTATGAGCGGCGTATTGTTCCAGAAGGTCGCAGGGAAGCTCATCGCCTTCGAAGAAATGTCCGTGCCAACGTCATCGACTGACGAGGTTTGTCGCATGATCTTAGAGAAGTTCCCCAAGGCCGTGCAAAGAGGCGTGATCTTTAGGCCGGACGCTTCAGGGTCAAGAAGGACGTCCAACAGTTCGCGGTCAGATCATGAAATAATTCGCAGCTATGGCCTTAAGATAGACGTAGGCGCAAGCAACCCCCGTCGTATAGATAGATGGGCAAGCGGGAACAAAGCTTTCGAGAACGGCACAGTCCTCATCAACACCAAGAAGTGCCCGAAGCTCACCAGAGAATTCGAAACGATCGCTTATAAAGAGGGGACTTGTGAACCCGATATTCGCGACGCTTTAGTTGGTCACTTATTCGATGCATTCGGGTACAATGTTTATTATGATTACCCGCTTATTAAACAGATATCCGCAAGAGTCCAAAACTATTAGAGGTAAATATGGCAGCTCCAGTTTTAAATGAAGAACTCATGAAAGCATTACTTGACGGGACCTATGAAACGCAATCGATGGATGTAAGGCACGATGATCTAAGCCGATGGCTCATGTATAACGGCAATATAAAGAACATCGTCTTCGAGGCCATCAAGAAGGAATTTAAGAAGCCCGAAACGGTCAACGAATTAAAAGAGCGGATCATCCCCCTCAATATCCCCCAAAAGATCGTCAACAAGTTAGCGCACGTCTATAACGAAGATCCAGAGCGTAAGTCCGCCGATGAGAATGAGTCCGATCAAGACCTAATGGATAATCTCGTACAGCTAATGGAGTTTAATACTCGCCAGAAAGAAGCAAACAGGTATTACAAGCTGTTTAAATGTAACCTCCAAGAGATGATCGTCGATGACAAGGGATACCCAGGACTACGCAACATCCCTCGGCATGCTTATTCCGTCTGGTCGCATAGCCACGTCACCCCCAACATCCCCGACACATTCGCTAAGTTCGTCAACTTCGACAAAGATAGGGACAAGTCGCGGGTCATCTGGTGGACCGACACACAGCATATCGTCACTAATGGGTACGGCAAAATCCAAGAAGCTGAGATGGCAGCTATGAATAACCCAGATGGTATTAATCCATATGGGGTAACTCCGTTCATCTACATCAATCAAGATACCTACTCTTCTAACCCTGTGCCAGACGACGACTTACTCCGTATGGGGATCGTAATACCGCTGTTACTCTCCGACCTTTCTTATGCCATTAAGTATCTAAGCTATGCGGTAGTGTATACCGTTGGAGCTGGGGAAACAGATATTCCGTTCTCTCCGAACTCCATCATCAACTTTGGCTATGGACCAGACGGGCAGAAGCCGGAGATCGGCACAGTCGCACCCACAGTAAACATCGACGGTGTACTCAAGTTGATCGAGTCTTTAGTGGCCATGCTACTCTCCACGAAGAACCTTTCCACGTCAGCTATCTCTGGAACGCTTTCCGCTGCCAACCCAGCTTCAGGAGTAGCAAGGGCACTAGACTCAGCTGAGTCACAAGAGGATAAGAAGGACCAGCAAGCGGTGTTCTGGGCAGCAGAAAAAGAACTGTGGTGGAAGTTTGCTTACAAACTTTACCCTGTTTGGCGGAAAGCTAGGATGCTAGCAGCAGAAGTGAACAGGGAATTCTCAAGCACATTTGACATAAAGCTCAAGTTTAGGGAGCCTCAAATCGTCATCTCTGAGAGGGAGACGATAGAGCTTTCTGTTTATAAAATACAGAACGGGTTGAGTACTACAAAGCGAGAGCTTGAGCGTATTTACCCCGGGCTAAAGGATAAAGACTATGATCAGATGTTGCTCGAAATCATGGAAGAGAGGGCCAAACAAAACGAATACACCCTCGCTGCTGCACCTCCGGTCGCTGAGGAAGTTGCTCATAGGCATTCCCATATGGGTACTGAGGCCGATGATGGAGTGGGTGGGTTACACGATCATGAGATGCTCGATGGCTCGGGGAAAACCTCCACTGAATCATACGGCGAAAAGCACGTTCATGTGCTACCTGATGGATCTCAATCCTCCCTTGAGGCGAAAGTTTAATGACAGCTTCTAAGCAGAAATATGTGCTTAATTTAGTGGAAATCTTTAACCGCAGCTTTAGCGACAGGCCTTCTGCGGTCAAGGATAAGCTTCGGAAGTTCCTGTCCGACCCTGGAGTCAAGTCCGACTTTGCAAGGGAAGTGATTAGAGAGATCCAGAAGCGAACTGCTAAGGGCGTAGACAAAGACGGGGTAAGCTTCCCCGACTACTCGGCGAGCTATAAGAAGTCACTTGTGTTTAAGATTTACGGGAAGTCGGCGGGGGATGTGAACCTAAAGCTATCAGGGCAAATGCTCGCGGGCATGGACCCTGATGTGGTATCAGGGGCAAGGGTCGTGATCCACTTCCCAAGCTCTGCCCAGAACGCTAAGGCAGACGGACACATCACTGGCAACATCGGAGCAAAGAGAGATTTCTTCGGGCTGCCTATCGATGACGAGGCGCGGATACTCAAAGAGACTATCGTTAACCAGTCTCAGCTAAGTTTCCTCTCTTCGATCGATGACATTGCAGCAACGAACCAAGTAGTGACTGGGACCATAGGGACGCAGACGATCACAGTGGGTAGTACTAGAGCTTCGATAGCTCGAAACCTAGGGGTAGACGATGACGATTTCTAAGACCGGACAAAAGATAAAGGATCTCCTTAACAGCACGGCGCTAAAGCAGAGGCTCGCTAATAAGGCCCGAGACATCATTTTTAGGAGAACTAAGGAGGGTTACGGAGTAAGCGACGCCACTTCCCCTAACCCCTCTAGAACAACGCTCAAAGCACTAAGCGCCCCGTATATGAAGAAGAGGGCAAACAATACCTCTATGGGATCGTTCGGCAGTCCAGCGAAAAGCAACTTAACGCTGTCTGGGCAAATGCTCAATGCCTTAGTGGGGCAAGCAACAGAGGAAGGGTTTAGGGTCTACGTCCAGAGCACGCCCCGAGAAGGGTTTAAGTTTAACAACTCCTTCGCCAAAGCTTCCTCCACTAACGCTGTGGTCGCTGGGTTTGCATCACGAGAGAGACCGTTTTTAGCACTAACCGGAGATGAGCAAAAAATATTAGCTAGGATTATAGATACAGAAATACAAAAAATAATAAAAGAGGATTCCAGATGACCGAAGAATTAAACCAAGCAATAACCCCTGATGTACCAGTAACGGCGATCGTGCCTGATGCTGTAGAAGTTTATACGAAAGACTTCGTCGAGAAGCTAAAGCAAGAAAAGTCAGCAGCTCTCCAAGCTACAAGAGAAGTCAAAGAACAAAACCGGCTCATGATCGACGAGAAAATGCGTGCCGAGAATAATTACAAGGGAATAGCTGAAGCGCGGGAAAAAGAAGCTAACGAGTGGCGCAACAAGTATGAGCAAAAAGAGAAGATGATCCAGGAAGCGGCCAAGCGGTCCTCTATGAAAAAAGAACTGCGAAAGCTTGGCTTCGATGGACCAGACGACTCTAGCGAATCGTTGCTAAAGCTCGCGAATTTCGAACGCATCAATATAGACATGGAAACGAATGTCGTGACAGGCGCGGCAGAAGAAAGTAGAATTATCGCACAAAGGTTTCCGCAGCTTTTTGGAGTTACCCCAGTCGGAGTTAATCAGGCGTCGCCAGTAGGCCGTCCGACAGCTTTGACTTTGGATGACTGGAAAAAGCTTCCAGCTGATGAGCGCAGGAAACGGCAGAACGAGTTGTATACCAACTTAGGTGTTCGATGACTCTCCTGTAGGAAGTCATACTTTGGTCCTGTAGGGCCTAAGGTCAACCAATTAGTGCACACCCCCTCTGCTCAATATTCAGCAAAAGTGCTCTCCTTGTAAGGATTGCAGCGGGGCTCCTGTAGGACCACGCCTAGAAGAAATAACATATTAATTATTTTCAATTAGGAGTATCCTCATGGCCTTCGGTGTAACCGGCAAGTCAGAACTTGCTTATTTAATTCCTCAAGTATGGTCTTCTTTAATGTACGATGAGCTGCGAAATCAGCTTTTAGTCGCTAACGTTTTCTCTCGCGCTTACGAATCTCAGCTTGGTCTAAAGATGGGAGACGTTGTTAAGATAAACCAATTAGTGGCCCCTACAGCACAAATTCTTTCCGACGATAAAGATAGCTTCGAAGCAAGCGTTATGAGCGTTAACCAGTTCTCAGTGACTGTTAACAAGCGAGCAGTAGCTTCTTTCGAAATTACAGACATGGCGTTATTACAATCTCAAGAGTTTGAAGCTCAGCTCCAAGCAGAGCTTGTGTACGCTATCCGCAAGAAGATGGAAGAAGATGTTATCGCTGCACTACTCCCTTCACTATCAGCTCCAGATCATGACATTGCTCCAGGTACACCTGGCGTGCTAGTAGCTTCTGACTTAGCTGGAATGCGAACGCTTCTTTCTAATGCTAAAGTTCCTACACTAAATCGCTTCTTCTTTGCTTCTCCTAGCTATTATGGGGATCTACTTGGATCTACGAACTTCATTAGCTCTGACTTTGTACCAGCAGGAAGTCCAGCTTCTAGCGGTGCATTCAGCTCACCACTCTACGGCTTCACAGTTATGGAGAGTGATATTCTAGGCAACGATGTTGGTTACGCAGTTCACCCTTCAGCTTTACAAATGGTTATCCAAAAAGACATCACTGTGAAAATGTCTGACCTTCATTCTCAAAAGAAGTTCGGTCAATTAATCAGTGCTGATATCGTTTACGGTTTTAGCCTTTTTGATAACACACGTTTAGTTAAAATTTCTGGTTGATAAAGAGGATCTATGGAACTAAGAGTGCTTAAAGCTGAGAGCGAGCAAGACCTTTGCAAGCTCGTGACGGAACGAATAGGTAGTGCGGAGCTCAAAGATATCATCTACAAGGCGCCGTTCTTCTACGCGTTTATCATGGTGACAAAGGAAGCAGTGCTTAGCGAAGCGCCTCCATTAAGAAAAGTATTAGCACTTAAAACTAAAGTTAAGGAGATATAATATGTCAAGTAAAATGTGGTCAAAGAATCAAGCAGAAGTGCTTGAGAGAGTATATGACTTTGCAGTATTAGGTGGAGGAATTGGAACATTAAATCTAGGGGATCTTCCTACCGGGTTCATTGTTAACAATGCTGAAGTTGAAATGATTACAGCTATGACGAGTGCTGGGTCACCTACAGTTGTAGTCGGAGAAGATGGCGGAGGAGATGACGATGGTTATTTCACTACTGTATACGCTGCTGCTGCAGGAGCAGTGTTGAAACCTACTGGAGCTCTTTTGACATCAGCTACATTAAAGCATAAGGTCGCCGGAACTAAAGACGGCTGTACCGTTAAGATTGCGACTGCTGCTGTTACAGCGGGCAAGTTTGTTGTTCGTTATACAGGTCATCAATCGTTATTCTAGAGATTGCTAAGGGGAGATTTAACTCTCCCCTTTTTGCTTATTAATATTTGTGTCCTCCTAAAGGGATCATAAGCGTATGGCGATACAGAGAGAACATGGACTTGAGGTTATCCGCAAGTCAGGCGAAGAGGTCACGCCTAATAACAATACCGATTATTACTTAAAGGTACGAAACCCTGTTGGGCAACCCCTTGATATCAATGGCTCGTTTGTTTTTACTGGTCTATCGATTGGTATCAGGACATCCACCATACAGATATCGGACGTTGCTACTGCTTTACCGGCGGTGGCATTCGCCTCTAGGAATTCGTTACTGCTAAGGAATCTATCAGACACAGAAGTTCTCTATCTCGGAGATGCTACAGTCACCGCTGGGCGCACAGTGGGAAGTACTACTAACGGGTTAGAGGTAGACTCGAACCAAGAGTTTAGCGTAGACATTGCTTCTGGGCTCACCCTTTACGGGATAGCACCCTCTGGGAAAACGATCATAGTTAAGATTACGGAGTTCGCGTAATGGCAATCTCATCAAGTACTGTCAGAGCAGCGGCCCCGGCAAAAAACCCAACGATCTATAACGTCGTGACTCCGTTGACTCCAGCAACAGAGTTTTCCCAAGAGCTGGGTCCTAATACGAAGCAATTCCTCGTCAAAGTTCGTGGTAATGCCACTCTCCAGTTAGCGTTTTTTTCCGGCGATTCAGGGACTCTGTATATAACTCTGGATAAGCACACAACGTTTACGCAAGAGAACCTTGATGCATCAGTAACATTGTATATGCAATGTGATAAAGCATTGCAGACAGTTGAAATTTTAGAATGGACTTAAACCCTTTAGGAGAACGTAAATGTCAATCCAAATTAGTAAGTTAGATTTTGATCCAGCAGATCCTACAGCAAATCAACGAGTAGGCTCATTTCTTATTGGCGCTGCGGGAGCAGTGATCACTGAAACCGGCACCGCTTTAAACGTCAACATCGCCTCTAGCACAGGTCTTGGGATCTATGCTGAAGACGCTGCCTCTGTTAGCGGAGACCTTGGTCAGCCGGCACTTGCTAAAAGACAAGACGTAGTTGCGATAGATACCTCGGCCGATGGGGACTATTCCTTTATTAAGGTCAATGCTAAAGGCGAGCTCTACACTATCGATCAAGATGCCAACGCACTCTTAGTGACAATGGTGGCAGAGACAACTTCTATAGACGCAACGCTGATCGCTCTTTCTAAAGCAGAAGATGCAGCACACACTTCTGGCGACCAAGGCGTTATGGCACTAGTGGTTCGTCACGATGCTGGCGGCACCCTTGTTTCTGCTGATGGAGACTACTCTCCATTACAAGTCGATGCAGCGGGTTTATTACGTACTAGCGCGCAAGTCACAGGCACAGTCGCAGATGACGCCGCTGATACAGGGAACCCTATTAAAGTCGGTGGTCGCGCACTTACCACTGCGACAGCGTTGGCCGCTGTGTCTGGCGCCAATGACCGCTTCGACCTAGCTGCTGATTTATACCGTCAGCTATTCGTTCGTGATTCACATGACGTTGCGTGGAAAGTGAGTGGGGCAACAGTTGGTGCCACTGCTGCACAAGTAGCGGCGACTCCTCTCGCTGCACGTAAAACAGTGATGATCCAAAACATTTCCGATAAATCTGTATGGCTAGGCTTTGATGCAACTGTTGATATCTCAGGGGCAGCTCGCGGAATTGAAATTCCCAAAAACGCTTCTATGGAATTTAAGTTCGGTGCCGCGCTACAACTATGGGCAATCTCAAGCGCCGCCGGCAAAGCGATTACAATTCTAGAAGCTGCATAAGGATTACTAATGAAATCTAAAGATTTGAAGAATGTGTTAGCAGCGATTCGAATTTCTAAGCAGATTACTTTGGAGGGCGAGTCATTACTCGTCCTCTGCTCTTCGCTAGCGCAGGTCTCTGCTTTTATACAAGAGTTAGAAGCAAAGGAAAGAGCAGAAGAAGAGGCGAAAAATGCCGATAAATGACGTCAACCGAACTGACTCCCAAGACAATGCAGTAGTCGCTATCGGAGAGTCGGGTAGCGCGAACATCGCAGGGCTTACGCTGAAGACCAATAGCAAGTACGGACTTGAAGTCATCGCTGAGATCGTCACGCTCCCTACCGATGTAGCGACGGTCGTTCACGCAGCTGTAAAGCTACTTAGCGGCGCATCCGCCTCGATGAACGTCAACGGTTCAGTAACTCCCGTAGTGTTCTCTCAAACGGTCACAGCGGGGCAAACCTGGTACATGACAGAGATCTCGGTCCTGCTTTCAGCAACAGGCACTCCCGACCCAGGAGACTTTGCAGACTTAGCAGCTTTGACCAACGGGCTCATCATCGAATACGTGAGCGGGGTGACTTACACCATTTGTAATCTCCAAAACAACTCAGACGTCTCGCTTTTTTATTCAGAGAGTAGGCTTATTCCGCCTATCGGGTCAGGGTTTCTCAACAGCTCAGACTTGTATGTGGGAACCTTCAGGTTCGATCCACCTTTAAAGATGCCGGACGGGGCGGTGATTAGAGCAAGGGTCAGAGACAATATTACCGCCGTTTCATTCCTCAACATGAATATAAAATATTGGAGAGGAATATGATTAACTTAACGTGGGTCGACCTCAAGGCCTTTATGGCAGCAAGGAACTCTTCGCTGTCTGCATTTCTCTCTGCCGAAAGGTATATCCTTATAGCAACTGACGGCAAAATCCAGGCAACTTCCTTGCTCAAAACGGAGGGGGACATTGCTGACTATTTGGCCAATTACGCCTCGTTGGCAAATATAACCAGCAGTGATGCATCCGGTAGAGAAATAATCACTGGCGGTCTAGCTCCAAGAGGGTGGACATTCCAGTTCTTGTGCTTCGAGGTCGAAACGTCAAAGCTGGCAGCGATTATTTGCAAAGACTACAAGGGCGTAGACGTTAGCGGGCTCACTGCGAAGTTCTTCAACAGTTCCGATGTGGAGCTTGTTGCAGGGACTCAAGCAGAGCTCGACGCTAACTGCACGACTACCCAAGTAGATTTCTTCCCGACGTATGACTACATGATTATAGGCGGGGGGATTATACAAAAGACTGTCCCCTCAACAGACATGCGAATATGGGTGGTGGTTGTCCCTGACATCGCTGCCGCTAGTGGTGGCTCAAAAGAACTGATCATCAACATGAATATAGATTACTTTGATTCTAAGTATGAGTGGAAGCTAGACGGAAGGGTCGGGAAATTGCTGAAATATCACGCTTCTTTAAAGACCAATAAGATGAGGATGATCGTCAAGCATGATACTGGCGTTAAGCATAAGGTCATGATTAATTACGAGTATTATAAGCTGTGAATATAAGACGAATGCTGTTAGAAGCAGCACTCCCCATCACTAAGATGATCTCAAAAGTAGGGGTTACTCGGAGAATAGATGATGTGCAATACCTATTGCTAAAGAAAGATATTATGCCAGGGGATGTCTTCGTCACGAGCAAAAGATTCGAACTCTCCAGCATATTTATACCAGGAGAGTTCTCGCATGTAGCTCTTTACCTAGGGGAAGATATCCTTATAGAGGCGGTTGCAAAGGGTGTGGCGTATACATCTCTGCCTTACTTTTGTTTCTCCAAGGACCGCATTGCTGTAATGAGACCGCTGTTTATCACAGGTCAAGACAGGGTCAAGATTGAGTCTAAGAAATATATAGGTATCCCTTATGATTTCTACTTTGAGAAAACAGTGGAAGCTTTCTACTGCTCAGAGCTGGTGTACACTATACTGAAACACTTCAACGGGTTCGAACAGTTTACTTTGAGGAAAACGCTCGGGGTAGAAACTGTGACTCCTGATGATTTTTTTAGAGCTAAAAAATACTTTTCGCTTGTAACAGACACGGGGGCCTAAATGTTATTTCAATGGTTGAGACTTATATACAGTGATAACGGGGTGATCTCAGACCTCTCTATAGAAAACCAAGACGAATCGGTAAACGTGAGCTTAGAGCTTCACGCTACCGAGGACTACCTCTATATAGGGCAGCACTTCCCTTTCAATAACTTCTTCTTGCAAGTGAGCACGGCAAACACTGTGACCAATGCTATATCGATGGATTACTGGGTGTCGAAATCAACAGGCTGGTATCCGGTCGTGGATATCTTAGACGGGACCAGGGCCTCGGGGAAAGCTTTAGCTAAGTCTGGCGTTGTGCAGTTCTCCCCCGACAATCAATTCACATGGGGGAGAGTGGGGGATGCTAAAGGCGAGACGCTGCCTACAGGGTTAAGTACGGTAAAGGTCTACAACATGTACTGGCTGCGCATTAAGTGGTCTGTGCTGCCATCGGCCGGCACAGCGATGAAGCGGCTTGCCTATGCGTTCACTAGGCATCAGCAATTAGATAACTTAGACGCACAGATCAATAGTTATCTCGGAAGCTTTGCTGTGGGGAAAACCAGCTGGGACGACGAAATCGTAACGGCCTCTATGCAAGTATTGCTAGAACTTAAGCGCAGAGGGCTTGTCGTCACGCCTGGGAATATCCTAAGGTTCGATGATGTGACTCATGCCACAGACTGGAAAGCTCTGATACTCATTTACCAAAACCTAGGTCCTGCGTTCAGGCAGAAATTAATCGATGCCCAAGCAGAGTTTACCCGGGCACTAGACCTCACTCGGTTTTCTTTTGACGCCGACGATAATGCTCTGCTTAGCTATAGCGAGATAGCTAACTCAGTGGCGAAGTTGGTCCGATGAGTAGGATATCTGACATATATGACGCACTAAGGGCGAGACTGGTGGCGATATACCCCTCCCATAGGGAGTTGGCCAGGCCGTCAAATATCCAACTAAACGACCTTTTAACCATGTCTAAAGGACAAGGGCTTCGAATACTCGAAGGCAATAATACTAACCGCCTAATCGGCTGCAAACTGTCGATAAGGCGGTCGTGTGAAGTCACAGTCACGAGACAGATATTTGCCAGGGAGTTGGATATAGCAGCAAGGGTTCAGACAGAAAAGGATCTTTTTGAAGACCAGTTTTTATTGATCAAAGACTTCGAAAAAGATGCTACTCTCAGCACCGTTACCGCGAAGATCGCTTATCTTGCGGACAACGGAGTAGAAGAAATATTCATCGACCAAACAGAGTATATAATGACCAAAACCATCTTTGAGTTCGAATATCTCGAAGATTTAAATTAGGAGAGTTAACAATGGCATTGCAAACAAACGCCTCTGTAATGGCGTCGAAGCTAGAGATTATCCAAGGGGTTCCTGTATCTCCAACTGCTGGGACTGATTTTATTGCGCTCCAAAGTGATTTCTCTGTAACTCCTTCGTTTAATAACCTTGAGTCTGCAGAGCTGACTGGGAGCATCGGCAAAGCGAAGGGAGTTAAGGGGATTGAAGAACCGACTGTAAGCATGTCGCATTATCTCCGAGCTTCTGGCACTGAAGGGACTGCGCCTGACTATGCTGATTTTTTAGTCAGTGCTTTTGGCTCAACTGCTGCCAGAGCGACACAGAGGTCAACCACTACAGGGTCTACCGTTAGTGCAGTAATCCTTTCAACAGGCGGTTCAGAGTTCCAGCGCGGCGATGCTATCCTTGTTAAGCATGCGAGCAATACTTACGAGATTAGAAACGTACTTTCTGTGTCCACGAATACTTTGACACTTGCGCAGAACTTACTTGTCGCTCCACTTACAGGAGTTGGGACAGGGAAAAACGTAGCTTTCCGTCCAGAAAACTCTGGGCATCCTACGCATACGCTGTGGTTTTACATGGGGAACGTTGTCGCTGGTGCTGTCCAGATGATGGCCGGCGCTCGATGCGTCTCTATGAACACAGACATTACTGCTGGTGAGTTCATCAGCACATCTTTTAGCTTAGAAGGCACTTCTTATTTCTATGATCCAATCGAGATCGCTGCCACAGACATTTACCTTGATTTCGACGATGGCACTGCCAGGGCAGCGGCATTGACTGCGAAGATGTACAAAGATCCATATGAGCTAGCTGAAGCGATCCAAGCAGCAATGCAAGCACTTACGGGGGACGTTATTACAGTAAGCTATAACGATTCTACAGGGAAGTACACGATTGCAAGTACAGGTGTGACCTTAAGTCTTTTATGGAACACTGGGGTCAATACGGCCAATACGATAGGGGACAAGATAGGGTTTCTTACGGCCGCAGATGATACAGCTGCATTAACTTATACATCTGACAACGCTGTCTCTAAAGCTGCTCCGTACACTCCAAGTTACAACGCAGCAGATCCGTTAGTGGCGAAATCAAATGAGGTATTGTTTGGGTCTTTAGGCTCACAAGTTACATGCTTCCAAGCAGCTACTGTAAGCATTTCTCTTGAGAACTCTAAGCAAAATCTTATCTCTATCTGTGCCGATTCAGGAGTTGCCGCTTCAGTATTCTCGGGAAGAACTGTTAGCGTTCAATTAAAAAGCTTAGTTGACTCACATCAAGCAGAGTTCTTTCGGAACTTTAGGAAAAACCAAAAAGTACTTTTCACTTATAATGGTGGAGAGAAGTCTGGCGGTAACTGGGTTCCGGGCAAATGTATAAATATGCACTCTCCTACTATGGTGATAGATGAGGTCACTTTAACCGACGAGAGCGGGTTAGTGGGTCTTGACCTTAAGCTTTCTGCTTATGTAGAGAGTGGGCTAGGAGAGTTTTATCTTAACTTTTTATGAGGGTTTATTATGAGTGAAGTTCCATCAATAGTAACAGGAAAAGAAAAATTAAGAGTATGGAAACATCCCGACCGTGAGACATGGTCGGGGTTTGTTAAGTTTAAGGTGTTGAAATATGTCCAGCGGATGAGAGAGTCGGTAAAGTTCCAGGATTTAAAGCACCTTGACTCGGCAAATAAAGAACTTAGAGAAGAAGGGTTTAACGCCATAGAAGCACTCATGGGACTCTTTAGCGAAAATGTTGTTGAGATGGATATAGTGCATCGTAATACTGGCGAAAAGTTTACTTGTATAGATGATTTGCTTGAAGGGGTGACCTCTGGCGACGCTACCAAGTTCTTGATGGAAGCGGCCAGTGGGATTGTTAATGGAAGCGTGCTCTCAAAGGAGTAACTCACAAGATCCGCAGTGAAGTAAGACTTGCTTACAAAAAGCTGCGGGCGCCTCCAAGCGGAGTTACTGCTTATGTAAATGATTTCTTTATTAGGAAGTTATTGTCATCGTTTGGGGTGACCTTTTCGGGAGATGAGATGACAGATTTGGAGGTCCAGTATTTAACAGAGGCCGCTGCAGCATTAAACCAAGTTGAAGAAGAAGAAATGAAGCAGAAGCAACGAAGGAAATAGCATGGCAAACATAGACTTAAACGTAGAGATAAAAGGCGGGAAAGCTGTTTCCGCCGAGTTGACAAATATTCAGAAGGTCACGGAGAAAACACAGGGTGCTTTCAAAGGGCTTACTAATAGTGTTTCAGACCTCCTCTCTAGCTTCAACCCTCTCATAGTTGCTGCGGGCGCCTTTGCTGCGGCCTTTTCAGTATCAAAAGTTGTGGATGCTGCTGTCGAGCAAGAGAACGCTATCAACCGACTTAATTCTGCTTTAAGGCTAGCTGGAGACTTCTCGCTGAAGGCATCGGAAGATTTCCAAGCATTCGCGTCTGAAATTCAAAACACCTCTAGTTTTAGCGATGATGCCGCCCTTGGGCTTGTGTCTTTGGCAAAGTCCCTTGGGATAAGTAACGAGCAAACGAAGATCGCAGTTCAAGCGGCAGTCAACCTTCAAGAGGCAACAGGGCTCGCCGCGGAAGTAGGCATCAAGAAGTTAGCTGCCACATTGCTAGGCGCCGCTGGATCGGCAAAGAAGTTTGCTCCAGAGATAGCGAACTTAACACAAGAGCAGTTAAAAGCAGGCGCAGCGATAGAGATTATAGACAAAAAGTTTGCCGGCTTTGCTCAGGCAACTCTCCAAACATTTTCAGGGGCCACTAATCAGGCCAAAGGAGCGTTTGGGGATCTTTTAGAAGAATTAGGGTTTTTGATTATTAAAAACCCCGCCCTTATCGCCGCATTTAATGAAGCAAAAAATGTCATAGTACTTCTCTCGTCAGCGGTAGCAGCGAACAGAGAGGGCATCATCTCCTTCACCACCGACGGAGTAATCTTTTTAATTAAGCAATTGAGTTCATTGGTGCGCGGGACTCAACTTTTCACGACTGCGTTTAAGGCGGTAGAAGTAGTTCTTCAATTAGCAGCGTCCTCTTTGTCCTCCATCACCGGCAGTTTCTTTTCATTCGTGGCCGGATTAATCCGGGGGTCTGCCGATATTAAAGACGCGCTGACCTCGGCGCTTAACTTCGTCACCCGCTCATTTGGCGTCTTCGCTCAAGTCGCCGTAAGCTCCCTTAGGGATGTCGTAGCAGGGTTTGGGAAACTAGCTGCGCTCTCCGGAGACAATGCCATTACAACGAATCTAACCGCGGCCACAAAGGGGTTAGATAGGCTTGTTGTTTCAACGGAAAAAGCAGTAGGCGCGTTCAAGCAAATAAGCAACAGCTCGGACGGGATACGGAAAGTAGCAACGAGCTACGATGGTCTCGCCGCAGCTAGTAATAAATTTTCTAACGCTCAAGTTGTGGCAGCTGTAGAAGCTGCTTCATCTATAAAGAACATTAATAAGCAAATAGACCAATATGCTAACAAGCTTAGTGTAGGGCTCGTTGGCTCGATTCAAGCGGTACAGTCGGCGCAGAAGAAGCAGACAGATGATGCGAAAAAAGGACTCGGCAATGCCGCAAAAGGCGCCGAAGAGTTTGGCGATTCACTCGCCGAAGCAGCTAAAAAGGGCAACGAATCTAGCATTCGCATAACAAGGTTCCTTAACGAAATCAGAGTTGAGCTCTTTAGCATAGGCGCCGCGGCAGCTGCCGATCCCTTCAAAGGAATCTTAATAGGAGTTACCCGGCTAGAAGACAAGATCAAGGGCCTTGTTGATAGCAACGAGTTTAAAGATTTAACCTCCTCTAAGCAAGTAGAGATAAAGCTTAAGTTAGAGGCAGAGCTAGACGCCGCTAAGCTGGCAAACTTCGTAGGGATTGGCGCCGGGTTTGCGGCAAGCATCTCTAACGGTGCTGCCGGCGCTTCTAAGATCTTAGTAGAAGGCGCCGCCTTCGCTATAGATAGTTTCGCTCCAGGGGTAGGGCAGGCAGTTAAACCCCTCCTAGACGTCTTCCTAAAAGGCAAAGACGCTGTCAAAGCAATGGTCACCGATTTTGTCAAGGCCCTACCATCGCTACTCGTCGCCTTGGTCCAAGGCGCCATTGCATTTGTGGAGACGCTCATCACACAATTGCCCTCTCTCATAACAAATTTGCTCCAGGCCATCCCTACCATCATAAAATCGGTAGTTGATGCCGTCCCATCCATAATAAATTCAATCATCGTAGCTATACCCCTTATAATAAAATCAGTGGTAGAGAGTATACCCCTGATAATAAATTCGATCATCGATGCCATCCCATCCATAATAAATTCAGTCATAGTGGCCATACCATTCATAATAAATACCATTGTCAGTGCCTTGCCTGACATCCTAAATACTATAATCTCCGGGATCCCCTCCATTATTGACCGCATAATCATAGCAATCCCTACCATCGTAAGGTCTGTAATCGAAGGCATTCCATCTATTATAAAAGCTGTAATTGAGGCCATACCTAACATCATAGGAACTTTAATTACTCTCCTCCCACAGATTATATTTGAGCTAATAAAAATAGCCCCAACGCTGGTAATAGAGATCCTAAAGGGATTAGGGCAAGGGATTATTGACGCGATTAAAAGTGCTTTCTCTGGTATCGGCGATGGCGTCGGCAACTTCGTTACGGGAAAGGAATCGTCTACCGGCATTCCTATTATTGGACCAATCATAGATTTAGTTGGTAGTGCCATATCAGGTATTGGAGATTTTCTTGGGTTTGCTACAGGGGGGCTTGTGCCTCAAGGCTTCACCGGAGACACGTTCCCCGCAAAGCTTACCTCTGGAGAGTTTGTAATAGATAATAGCCTGACGCCTAAGTTAGAGCAGTTCCTGGCCAATCCCGGGCAAGGACAAGGGCAAACAAACCAAATCTTGACCCAACTTTTAGAAGCGATGAATCGGCCTCAGATGGTTGACGCCTCTGTACAGTTTAACCAAAATACTCTCGCGGATATAATCCTTACTCTGAACAGGACCAATAGGAGGTTGTCGTGACAATTGCTACGTACAGAGTCCGCTTCATGGCCAACAACTCGGCATCGCTAAATGTAAACGCTTACAGCTTCTCAAGCGAAGCGGTGGGCTTTGAGTCGATCAATGCCTTTAATAGTTTTAGGTCATCGACTTGGAAGATGACCGGGTACTTTGAGATCTATGCCACAAACAACCTGCTATATATCAATGACGGCAGCGATAAGACAGCGACCGTCCCTGTAGCTGGGTATAAAACTGCAGCAGCACTGGCAACGGCAATACAGACGGCGCTCAACGCTGTAAGCTCTCTATGGGCAGTAACGTATGACCTCGCTGGTGCCTCGTACACCTTCACTATAACGAGAGGGAGCTCCGCCACTCTAAGACTCTCCCAAACAACGAACGCTATATGGAGTACAATAGGAATAACGTCGATCACAGACTCGACAGGGACTACGTTCTTAGCGAATGAGCAAAGGACACATACCAATGAATTTGTCACTTTTGATTTCGGATATATTTCGCCTGTTACTTTTATCGGGATTATTTCTGGTGTCGATGTATCTTTTAACGTATCGTCGACCGCGACAATTTCCCTTCAAGGGAATAACATCAACGACTTCGCCTCTCCGGCATTTTCGACATCGCTTACGCGTACGGACTCGGGCGTGTTTCAATTTAATATTGCGACTCCATCCGTTGCCCATCGCTATTGGCGCTTTAATATTGTTGATTATTATAACGCAGTTACTGGCCCTTTTATTGAAATTGGGTCTCTTTATCTGGGCGATTTCTTGACGCTATCGGAACGTAACATAGAGGCGGGTTTCTCTGACACCCTCAATGATCCATCGTTGAGATCAGAGAGCGAAGGCGGAGTCCTATACTTCGACAAGCGTACAAGGTATACCTCTCTCTCTGATGTAACGTTGAGCTACCTTCTCGACTCAGACAAGCAAATTATAAAAGATGTATTTAGAACGGTCGGGACAACTGAGCCTTTCTATATTTCCCTTGACCCGGAATTAAAGATCAACAGTGATATCACAGAGTTTACTAAGTTCGTAATCTTTAACGAGGCGCCCTCCTTTATAGGCCTTGGTGCTGGTTATTTTTCCACGAAGCTATCGTTTAGAGAGGTCGTATGAGTTTTCTTAATTTCTCGCAGCGGCTTATGGTGCAGGTAGTGGACACTGGGGAGAAGCTGGATCTAGGCGCCATTCGTCCATCAAAGTCTGGAGAGTTGCAGCACGTGAGAGTTGCTATGGCCGCTTTTGGGGACATGCAAGGGTCTGTGTCGGCAAGAGTAGGGTTGCACCTAAGCAATGACTTCACCGCGGCCTACGCGCTTTCAAATGCTTTCTTTTTGACATCTGTCGAAGCGCGGCTAGCGGGGACACCTACGGATTACTGGCTGGGAGAAATTAGGTTTGATTTTGCCAGACCAAACATCAATAAGAATATAACGTATCGGCTAAGTTTGCAGCTAACCGGGTATACGAGGTCAGGAGAGACCTTCTGGGTAGGGGCGATTAGAGACTACCCTTTCCCGAATAAAGAGGTGGCAGTTCCGGGCAATTATGCGACTCTCTATCCTGCGAGGACTCAACTCTTTAGCTTGCAGGAACCGGGCTAATGGCAAACAATTTTAACGCCGTCAAGATGGCAGCAGCATCCGAGAAGTTTAACTTAGTGAGGATGGAGCCGGCCCGAGCGATAGAAGACGATCTCACACTTGTGAGTGGCACTACTTATCAGGCAACGTTCCAGTTCGCCCACGTGTTTAAAATCGCCGTTAACGGGCAGGCCTACACTCTTGTTGCTGGTGCTCCGGCGAGCGGGCAGTTTAGCTTTGACGAAATCACCAAACTCATTCGCATCAACCTTGGGGCAGCTCTCACAACGCAAATAGTAGTGGTCTTCTACTACCTCTTCTTTACCAAGGCCAAAGCGAGGACCACCCACCAAACGCCCACAGATACAGCAACCGCTAGGAAGGTGTGGCTACCTAGGCTTGCAGAGGATTTTTCGGTCAGCTTTAATCTTAAAGATGTGACGGAGGGGTTTTTGAGCTTCGGGGCGTCTTCCTTAGTTTTAAACAATGAGGACGGCGATTTCGAAAAACATGTGGGTGATAACGATTCTTTTTCTAATAAGCGCATTACAATATGGTTGGGTCTCGATAATGTAGAGAATGTCCAACTCGCCTATAGAGGCTTTATTAACCGTCTTTCTGTCACCAGAAAGGTTACCATTGAGTTTTTTGATGAGTTCTCAATATTTACCAAAAGTTATTTTTCTAACTTTAGTTATCTTCGTTCTAGCTATACCTCTACGTTTTTCTCAGGCCTTCAGCCGTCGGAAGAGAATAAACCCATCCACCGCTTGTTTGCAGAAGTCTCTTACTACAAGGTCATTAACGACGGACTCGCAGCGGGATTGTTTAGAATATCCACCGAGCGCCTATTACTAGCGAGCTGCATTAGCTTTAGCACTACCATCAGCACCACCACCAACAGAGACTGGGGCACAGTACTAGCAGAAGGCGACAGCGGAGCTCAGCTGGACTCTGTCCAAGCAGTCGGTCAGGCCGATCCTAACTTCACGCTCATTACTTATACTGCTGGCAAAAAGTTTAGAATAGGTGACACCCTCCGGTTATCCCCAGGGATCACTGTTAGGGTCTACTACGTGGACACCGCGCTAAACCAGCTAAAAGTAACTAAGGAAATAGCAATCGCGGTAAGCGACCCTCTCACTAGAGATGGACTAAGCGCCATAGTGGTTAAGCAAAACAACCTCGAGTATTATTGCCACTGGGACCGAGACTTCGTGACGTTTTCCGTCGGACAAATTAATAATATTGTCAAGGTTAGCTTCGTAAATAATTTCGAGGCAACAGTGGGGATGCCTACTCCCCTTAACCCTGAGTCGGACAAAGTTTACTTCCGGGCATGGTGCGACACGGGCAAAGACCTCCGTCACGGATCAGTAGTAAAGACGATCCTGGAAGAGGCCGGGTTGACCGTGAACGCTGCATCGATCGCAGCGGCAAATACAGTTGATCTAAAAACTAACTTTTATGTCCCGACAGTGGGAGAGGGCGACTTTAAACCCTACACAGACGTACTACAAAATATTCTAAAGTCTACATTCGGGTACCTCTCTTTAAACAACAACTTGGAGTTTGAGTACAGTCTATTTAATACCCCGACCGATACTAACGTGGTAACTGATAGACAAATTCTTTTATCCACGTTTGCGCAACAAATTGAGTATAACGATTTGAGAGACAGCATTGTCCCGTCTAACCTCCACGACATTATAGAGCTAGGGTTTGTGAACGCGGGGATAGAGGTCCCACGAACCACTTATTTGCACGAGATTAATACTCAGAAGACATACGATCATGTGTTATCTTCCAGCAGCAGAATGGAGCAAGTGCTCTCGTACCTTAGCAACCGGAAGGCGACATATAGTTTTACAACAAAAACAAACCCAGATGTGATCATAGGGGACAATTTTAAAATAGAGAGAACTCCGTTAGTAGGAGCTGTATTATCAAGGAATATTACCGTCGTCGCTGTTAGCAAGAGCGCAACCGAAACACAAATAACCGGAACAGATTTATTAGGGATATAATATTATGGGACAGATCAAAAATTTAGAATTCGTAGAAGGTGTTTTCATCGCGGCCCCAGGGTTAGCGAAGCTTGAAGTGCAGAATCCTAGTGGGTCCGTTCCTGCAGAGGCGGTCAACGTTGGATACCTCACCGCGCTTGGAGCGGGGTTAAAGAACAACTTCGCAGCGGTGGTTGCTCCAACAGTCACCGATTCTAGTGTTGGTGGGTACGCTATCGGCTCAAGATGGATCAACACGGTAACCGATCTACATTACATTCTGGTAGACAGTACTCCGGGCAGTGCGCTCTGGAGAGAGACAGTCGATGCCGTTTCTGCACAGGTTTTGACCAACAAGACGATTGGCGACAACATTACTATCCTAGGCACGACTCAGTCGACCTCGAAGGACACAGGAGCGATTGTTACTGAAGGCGGCGTAGGTATTGAGAAAAACTTGTACGTCGGAGGGAACGCTGTCATAACAGGTGACCTAACTGTGGACGGCACGACAACCACACTCAACACCACTACATTAGACGTCGAAGATATTAATATCACGATCAATAAAGGTGGTAACGATGCCCTCTCTGAGGGCGCTGGGCTCACGATAGATAGGACTGGCACTAAAGGCTCTATAGTTTATGCGGCAGCACTTGCCTCTAGATTTAGGGCAGGGGCGCTTGCTTCGGAGGTAGAGATTGCGACTGTCTCCCACACCCAAACTTTAACCAATAAAAGTATCGATGCTGATGCGAATACTATTACAAACATCGACAACGCTGACATTAAAGTTGGTGCAGCAATTGCCAGAGCTAAGCTTGCGAGTGGAACGGCTTATCGTGTACTTGCTAATGACGTTGGAGGAGTGGTCGGAGAGAACCCCGCAATCACTGCTAGTAGAGCTCTCGCTTCAGATGCTAATGGCCAAATTGTCGCGGCGGCGACCACTGCTGCGGAATTGGGACACGTGTCAGGAGTTACTTCTCCAATTCAAACCCAATTGGGAACTAAGCTTGATAATCCCCTCACTACTACCGGAGACCTTATTTATTCCAGTGCTGGAGCTACTCCCGCAAGGTTGGGGATCGGCACTAACGGCCATGTCCTTACTTTAAGCGGCGGGCTTCCTGTTTGGGCAACAACAGGCGCAGGGGGAGTCAACGCTGTAGAGCTAAAAGATAACTTGATCATCGACGGTAACCTTACTAATTGGGAAAACAACGCTAGTTACACGCAGGTAGCGCTAGACTCGACTAAGCACATGGGGGTCTTGTGGCAATCCAATTTGGCCATTGGCTCGGGACCAGAAAGGTTTACTGTGACCAGAGAGGCAAGCTTGCCCTCGGGTGTCCCGACGGGATTCTCGTGCAGGTATGAGGTGCAAACAGCTAATGCCTCGGTCGGGGCAGGGCACAGATCGAGCGTGAGATATTTTATAGAGGGTTATGATTTCGCTAAGATATTCGGCAAATCATTTACTTTTAATTTCTGGGTAATGAGCAGCACTACTGGGACTTATTGCGTGACCTTTAGAAATACCGACAACATGAGAAACTATATAGTGGAGTACTCCGTCACCGCGGCCAATACGTGGGAAGAGAAGACCATGACTGTGGCACACAACACTACAGGCACTTGGAACCTGACTAACGGTAGGGGCATGCAGGTGCAGTTTGTACTCTTGGCCGGCACGAACGAGCACGGTACCGCTGGGGCATGGACCGGGACAGAGGTTAGCGCCACTTCTAATCAGACCAACATTGCAGCAACGGCAGGCAATTACATGCAGTTTACAGGGATGATGCTGTACGAGGGCGCAGACAACTCGCAGGACTTTAGGCCTTGGCTGATGAGTCAAGCGTCTACCCAGCTCGCTATAGGTAGGTACTACCAAAAAAGCTATGCCTTCGATGTGAACCCGGGAGCGTCAAGCGGTATCGATTCGGTAGGCTACTACATCGACCTCTTGGCGGAAGCTTCTGGGCGTACATACCAATTGATACAAGAGTTGCGAGTTTCTATGCGAGCGGCCCCCACCGTCACCGTCTATTCTGTAACCGGCGACATTGGGCTATTTAGGTTTGGTAATGATACTATTACCCCAATCTCGATTAGCAACATCGGCAACAATACATTTAGGCTTACAGGAGCCACAACAACTTCCTCAGATAGGGCCCTTCTTAGTGGTCACTATATAGCAAACGCGAGGTTATAACATGGCATTTATTAATTACAAGATGGACGGAGTCCTTGTTTCTGTATACGACGATGTGAGGAAAGAGTGGCATCCGCCCCAGCATGAGTGCGCTTCCCGCGGGAATGAAGAGTGCCATTACTGCGACTGGATCGACTTAGGCAACACTCCAGCAGAAGTGATACTGCCGTCTTATAGCTAACAAAAAAAAGGGGGGGGGTATGGATGCAGTTTACAGTGTCATTGACAAAATGGGGTTCCCTATCTTTGTCGCTTGCTGGTTTATGTTTAGGCTTGAGAAGAAAATAGAGAAGACCCTCGAGATGCAATCTAAGATACTTGATTTGATTGAAGACGAACAAGAGAGAGCGCCATGATAGAGTGTTGCTTGATCTTATTCGTCGCGACTATAATTTCACTTGGCATACGTGCAGATAACAAGTTTAATAAAAAGTATCGAGAAACGAAAGAACGCATTAGCTGTATGAGGGGGCAACGTGAGGGCAATCAAAAAGATAATAATCCATTGCACAGCTTCCGACAATGAAGAGCATGACGATATCTCTGTTATAAGGCAATGGCATATAAAAGAAAGGAAGTGGCTAGATGTCGGGTATCACTACGTAATATCCAAAACTAAAGGGCTGCAGGAAGGCAGGAAGCTCGAAGCGGTCGGTGCGCATTGCTTCGGGCAGAACAAGCACTCGGTAGGGATTGCTCTTTGTGGTGACAAGATCTTTAGTGATTCCCAGACGAAGACATTAGCAGATGTTTGCTCGGTGCTTATACATAGGTTTAAATTATCTGTTGGTGATATTTACGGTCATTCCCATTTTAACGCTGGTAAAACGTGCCCCAATATATCGATCGAAATCATACGAAGGAGTATTAGTGATGGAAGTAAAACTAGAATTGCCTAAGGAAAGTTACGAGATTGCCTATGCTATTGAGTCGTTAATTAAGAGCTACAAGGCAGCAAAGTCTGACGGCTGGCGGCCGGGTCTTGATATCCCTGCAATCGTCATGAGCTCTTTTAAAGATCTCATGAACGCGATAGAGGGAGTGGACAAGGTGGCAGATGAGTTTCGGGAAATGCCTATGCAAGCGTCGCTTGCTTTAGCGGTGCCCCTCATTAAAGCTATAGGCGAATTGCTAAAGAAGTGACTATGCTAAATTTGCTCATAACGATTGCTCCTTTGGTCTTGGGGGGGTGTTCGTCCCTCCAAGATTTAAGAAAGACCAACCCTGATTCTTTTTATAAAAGAACGCTCGAACTCCAATTAGAAGCTAAGGGCCTTAGCGCCGTCATTAGAGGAGTCGGCGTTTTCCCCTCCCACTCTCCAACCAAGATTATTCTAAAGACCCCCGTCGCGCCTGAGCTCATTAACATCCGCAACTGCCACAGGGACATCCAAATCGAAAACCCCGGTAAGCGAACGGAGTTTGTCTACACCCCCTCTTCGATCGAACAAGAAGGGCAATGCCCACTGCTAGTCCAAGCACTAGACATGGGTAAACGCCATGAGTGGGCGTATGTGGAGTTTCTCACCAACGAGCAGCTCTTAGCAATAGTCCAGTGCAACGGCGGGACCTCGCACCAGACAGGCATTAGCATCTGCCAAGCTCGGAAGGAGTTGCTCCAGCAGGTGGAGTTCATGTCGCCTGTTAAGTGGAAAAGCAACTGCGTCGTATTGGAGAGTGACGATGCCAAGCGGTTTCGCTATAACATGCCTATCGGGACTTGCCAGGTGCTTTTCTATGAGAACTCAAAGGTCATACACCGGCATATAGCTATAGGTTACGAGGACATCCTCTTGGAGAAGCTATGAGCGTCGCTTTAATGGAGCTTGCCGGAAAGCTGGGTCTTCTCTTCATCGATCTGTTCTATCGCAAAAGAGCGGACAATGAAGCACGCAAGAAGGAGTTCCTTAGTCACATGGAAAAGCAGATGGGTGCCTCTTGGACCAGTTCTAAAATTAGAAACGATTACAAGGACTTGTTGGGAAAAATAGAGGGCGACGATGGTAGTCTTTGACGAGGGAAAATTCCTAGTCTATTCCGAAGACGGCGGCAAGATACTCGGTTCTTTTTTAACCAGGGCACAGGCCATGGCGGTGGACAAGGAGTTAAAACGAATTAATGAATTAAAAAGAAAAAAAGCAGCAATTAAAAAGTAGGGGGGGCGGGGCATGTGGGTTTTTAATAAACTAAATGGCGTCCTGGATTTGTTAGGGCCTAAGAAGCAAAAGAGCGGGGGCGTTGTCTTTAAGTCGCGCGAAGTGAAACCTATCCTAGTGGACGGCAAGTTCCTAGATGTGGAAATCCATGGCATGGCAGACTTCACTCTCCAGGAAAAAGCTTTCTTTGTAGAAGCTATGAAGTTGAAGTTGAAGGTTCTCGAGTCAGAAGAATTTCGGCACGGGCTACTCAATATGGAAGCAGCGGAGACCAAGGGCATGACCCAGCTAGAAGTCTACAAGCTGCTCTTCGATGGCACCGACAACCGCAGTAAGCTCGTTGACCATGACATCGATCTGTTTATCACCCTCTATGGGCGCGCAAACCAAAAGAGCTCGACCATCGGTTACAGCTATACATCGAACATCAAGATCTGGACTCACCGATATTACTTCTCGAAGTGGATGACCCAACGTGACGGAATGGCACGGCTCGCTGGCCATATCCTCCACGAGGTGCTGCATACGATGGGCTTTGTCCACAACGGTCCTCACAGCAAATCCCTCGTCTACAAGACAGGATTCTTAGTAAGGACTCTCGCCCAAGAGGTTCTCAAGGGCAGGCAGCTGACCGCCATCACTTCTGTTAGGGAGAGTTAGCAGTTTTTTACTATAAGGGGATGGAGGGGCGGTGCTCTCTCTCCCCCCTCTTGCCGCACCATTAGTGTTGGGGCAATGGTGTTTTCTCAAAGCGACTTAGCATCAATAAACTTATTTATGTTCTCGATGTGTTCCCCAATCATCTTAGAGGCCCTTAGCAATGCTGCCATCGGTGCCCTTTCCACAAACTTGGTCAGCATTTCCATCGCCGCTACACCCTGTTCGGCGATGATATCGACCTTCTCAATTCTGTCCCAGGAAAAGCAATGGAGCACTTGGTTAATGTCTTCGCCGTAGAACTTGTCATTGTCATTGTCGTTGCCTATCCCCTCGCTCCTCCGCGCAGCGAAGGACTTGGTGGTGCCAGACGACCTGACCCAGGCAATGCTAATAAGCTCCTGGTGAGCTCGAAGCGACCTGGGGTAAGGACTAGAGGGGGCGTGGAACCTCACTAACGTGCGACTAATGTCTTTATACGATTCCTTCAAAGCGTTCTCCTTCCTTTAAGCTGAGCTGCTGGATCGCATCTATCATTGGGTAGAACGCTTCCCGCATCGCCCACGTAGACAGGAAGTCTTTCTTGGTGGTGCAGATCTCATTCTCGAAAACGTCATTCATATAGTTCTGTAAGGATCCGAACTCTTTCTCGACAACCTCTAGGATCTGCGGGCTGACTCGGATCGACTTCTGGATTTTGTTACCCGTCACCGGTTTTCTGATCTTCATGCTAACTTCCTTGTGTTGGGTTTTGTATACTAAAATGGGACGTCATCAAACATTTCTTTCTGCTGTGTAGAGATGCCCGGGGGTATATCGTAAAACCCGTGGGAGATTGGGCGCTCTTTGGCAGCAGCAGGAGGGAGCTCGGGCGTCTCTATGCTCTTCGCCTCGCCTTTGCCATCGCTCAGAAACTCAACCTTGTCCGCGATGATGGCGGTCCAATAAGTTTTCACTCCATTGGCCTCGCTAGTAGAATAGTCTATTCGTCCCTCGATCAATGCCTGCCGACCCTTGTAAAGATATTGCTTACAGCTTTCACCCGGCCTTCCGAAAACCTTAATTGTATGGAAGCTAGAAGATTCTTTGTCTTTAAACTTTTCGTTAGTCACCAATCTAAATGTGCATACGCCGTTACCCGATGCTGCGTACTTGAGCTCTGGATCGGTGACTAAGCGCCCGCAAAGCAGAATTTTATTCATGTGTTCTCCGGAGTAGTATGTTAGTTCTTTGTTGCCAAAAGTATAACACCGCTCAACATTTTGTACAAGCTTTGCCCTAGGAGTTTTTCATGGGAGTATTCACACAGAGAGAACAAACAGATCAAACTAAGGAGAGTCCCATGGCGTGCAAATGTGCCGAGCTGGCAGCGAAGTTAAGCTTAAGCAAGGGGCAGCTCATGACAATGCTAACGAATCCTGAGCTCATGAATCAAGCGAAGATCGCTAATATCATGGACCAGCTGGCGCAGTTAGAGGCAGAGCTGTTAGCAGCTGCTGAGCATGGAGAGTGAAGGCGGCGGTAGAGCTGAGAGAGAGGAGCAAAGAGCTGGAGTTGAGAGTCCGGAGCGTGAATAACCTCATCTGTGATCTTAGACAGATGCATCTTGAGGCGACGAAGAAGATCGAAGCGGAGCTCATCGCGCTTGAAGCGGAAATTCATGATCACCTTCGCTCGGCCAACCCCGTAATGGTCAAAGGGGTTAGATAGTCCAACCCCTCTAATGGTTAAAGGGGTTAGATGGTCCAACCCCTCTAATGGTTAAAGGGGTTAGATGGTCCAACCCCTCTAATGGTTAAAGGGGTTAGATGGTCCAACCCCTCTAATGGTTAAAGGGGTTAGATGGTCCAACCCCTCTAGTTAGCGTTTAAATGCGCTTTTTAAGGGGGAAAACTAGGGATGTGTAGAATTTAGTAGGCCTCCATGCCACATGCCGCAAACTCCTCCTGAGCACGTTCTCGCTGATCTCGTTCTTCACCACTCAACTCATCATCAGGGATGTCCATGTCGAGGGCCCTTATCGGTCTCGCTTTGGCAGACGTCCCGAAAATCTTCTGACCTAGCTCTGCGTCGGCCCTGGCCTCACTGTCCACTTCGCCCTCGCTTTTTAAATCTGGGAGGACGTCTTGGGAAAGTGCGAAGGCCATGAGGTTTTTCTTCAACGCTTCGTAGGTGAAGCCGGAGCCGTTTGCTGAGGGGTTGTAGCTCTCAATCGGTCTTTTCCGTATGATAAAAGTGAGGTCTTCCCCCATCACTTGCTCCATATGGCGGTTGTCGACCTTCCGGTGCTTCTTAAAGTAGCCCTCCATTTGGAGGAAGACTTCTTTTGCCCAGACGGTCTTTTGTGCTTTGGCCTCTTCCCGCTCAACTTGGATGGCCCAGTCAGCTCTCATCATTGAGATGAGCTTCTCAATGTCGCGAATATTCTTTAGCGCCTTTAAATGCTCAATCTTTTTCTTCATAAAGGGTCGATCGAACCCTGCAACAAGCCTTTCTTGCTCAGGTAGGGAGAATCTCGTTAGCCATTGGACTGCTCCAACAGAGTACCCGTCTTCTCTAAAGTTTTCTAAAACAGGAAAAGCAGCAGTCTTCGGAAGTTTCTCAACAACCGTTATTGAGGCTAAGGTAGTATTGCTGCTGTTGGTGTTTTGGATTTTGGTTTTGGGAGTAGTAGTATTAATAGGGGTTAAATTTGGACCCTCTAGATTTGTCTGGAGATCCGAAAAGGGTCCCTCAAGGTTCGGGTGGGGGGTCAAATTTGGACCCTCTAGATTTTCGGAGGCATCAACGATCCCCATTTTTGACATCAAGTAATCGTCTTCTCTGAAATTTTCTAAAACAGGAAAAGCAGCAGTCTTCGGAAGTTTCTCAACAACCGTTATTGAGGCTAAGGTAGTATTGCTGCTGTTGGTGTTTTGGATTTTGGTTTTGGGAGTAGTAGTATTAATAGGGGTTA